TATTACAGTTTCAACCAATTCTTACACCGATGTATTATACCCTGGTGATACACTATTCCTAAATGATACTAATTTTCCAATGGATACAATCGCTGTTGGTTTTACAAAATTAAGTTTTAATAATACACATATGGGATTTAATATTGTCGAAAACCAATGGGGTGACTATTACTTCCAAGATAAATTTCCATACACCTGTACTAATTTTGAATATCAAGGGAATGGATTTTTTTGGGTTATGATTAATGGTATACAATATTCATTTGATATTGTTGAAGATGGTCTTGAAAATTTAATTATTCGTTCTAAAACAGGTAGATTTAGAGATTCCAACAATAATGAAATGGAATTAACATTTACTATGACTATGGTATATTAGAATAAAAACGAAGGTGGGATTTTTTTTGGATTTAATTTATAATACTCATCCATAAAGTCCTTTAATTCACTTTTGTCTACCTCGTACTCTTTTTCGTCTGACGCTTCTTCATCAATAATTAATTCGTCAGTATCTTCTTCATATATAATTGGGAAATCACTTGATTCGTAATCATAGTTTTCCAAAATGAAAAAACCGGACTTTTCAACAAAGTCCAGTTCAAATTCATGTTCTCTTATTTCGTCCTCACCATCCTCGTTTAATCTGAAACTAACTTGTATAATTTCAGATTTTGGATTGTAATAGTAATCAACGATTTCCTTAATTTTCATTTCCTTAAATGATTTTCTTGAACCACTTAAGTGATTCATTGATTTGTTCTTGTACTAACGAAGCTTTTGATTTTACTTTAATACCTTCTTCAATTTCTTCCATAGTATATTTTTTACTTGAGCATTGTTCGCATTGTTCTCCCTCTTTCATTTCACCACCACACTGTTCACATTGTTCTCCTTCACTCATAGATGAACACTGTTCACACATTTCACCTTCATATAAACCACTACATTGTTCACAAACTTTTTTAAGTTTTCTATTAACTTCTGTATTAGTATATTCCTTAACTTCACCCATATTAGATACTGTAATTCCTTTTTTATCTCGATTTAAATCCTCGACATTTAAAGGAGTTTCATTTGGGACATTATTTCCTCTAGTAACATATCCATCATATTGACTTCTATGTTTACTCTGTATTGATTCTTTTTCTTCTTTAGTAATATTCAAAAAAAATGCGTTTTTCATATATATTGTTTTCTAAATAAATATATGGTTGATTGAATAATATTAATTTATTATACTTTACACATGGAAAAACCTTATCAACTATTACAACCAGTTTTTAAAGACCATCGTGGGTCTTTTACCCCAATTAAACTTTCTGACAAGTGGGTTCAATCAAATATTAGCATACACGACGATATATTTGTCTTCCGTGGATTACATTATCAAGATGACCCGATGGCTCAAACCAAGTTGGTTTCAGTTATTCAGGGAAAACTAATTGATTTTGTTATTAACTTGGATAAAGACAGTGAAGACTTTGGTAAACTTGAGACATTTGTTTTAACTTCAGGTGAATCAGTATATGTACCAAAAGGTTATGCTCACGGATTTTTAACACTTCAAAGTGGGACAATTGTTAACTACTTAGTAGATAATGATTATTCTAAAGAACATGAAGGATGTATTCAATGGGATACCGTAGAAGAAGTAAAAGATATTATCACCAAATACATGAGAGGATTTAACTTTAAAGTTAGAATTAGTGATAAAGACACTGAAGGAATCACATTAGAAGAATATAAAAACAAATGACAAAAGAAGAAGTTGAAGAATTGGCGGAAGGTGCAATTCTATTAGACGGATTTGACGACTGTATTACAGGAGTTGTTGAAGAGTTTGGTAATGGTATAAGAATACTTTATTCACGTGATAAAATACTTGAGTCATTACAAAAAGATATGTCTTATGAAGATGCTTTAGAATATTATTACTACAATATTGTTGGTGGACACTTCGGTGAAAGAAATCCTTTGTTTTTACTTTAGAAGTAATTTGCGTAAAACGAAATAATTTTTGGTGCGTATCTTCTTAAAGCAGAATTAATGTTTTCCACTGTCACTTCTTTATTTTCATCTTCAAGTATACTGATTACTCCGTTTACCATTTCACCTTGGGTCTTATCAGCCATATCAACTAATTCATCAAACGCTTCGTTAGTATCATTATACTTGTGTTCGTGAGCCAATCTTTCTTTACCCATATAAAGATATGGTGCTGCCGCAAACATATTAACAACACCAGCTTCTCTTAATTTATTTAAATATTTTTTTATAAACAACATGTTGAAATGTTTTACTAACATCGCATGTTGTGTTAAATCTGTTGATTTATTTTCTTTAATATTTTTTTTCATTTTTCTTTCTCTCATTTCATCAAACTCAGATTCATACATCCATTTATCTTCATCCAATAAATAAAGACTTGACCCATTGTCCCATTTAACAACATACTGAACAAATCCAGGTCCTTTTTGTATTCCTTTAACAGTTCCTCTATCACCAAAAGATAATTGAGGTTCACCTAAAAGTTCAATGATAACAATTCTATCATCAGGTTTAAGTTCAGGATTTAATTTCTTACTCATATATTTATAAATATAATGAAATATCTAATTAAAGAATCTCAAAAGCAAATTATCCTTGAAGCAATAAATGATAGGATTAAAGAAGTTCAAGAAGATGGTGTTGAACTAACTAAAAAGATTGTTGAAGACACTAAATCACATGCTTCAATAAACTTAAAGATGATGCTTACATGGGGTGCTGCAATTGGAGGGTTTATGGGTCCAATTATGCAATGGTTAAATGGACAAGTACCAGAGTTAACAGAAAAAGATTCATCATTGATTGCTGCCGGTATTGCGTCAGTAATATTCTTTCAAGAAAGAAGTTTTATCAACAAATCAATTATTAAAAAGATTAAAGAAGATGGACTTGAAGAACCATTTAAATTGGGAGCAATTAAAGCCAATCAACTTAAAACTGTTTTGGCAGGTTTTTTAAAGAGTTTGAATTTATCAGCATTTACTGTAACAAATATGTTAAGTTACGCATTCTTGGTTCCAGTCATACCAATGATATATGATGCCGTTTCTGAAGGTGTGTGGGATATGAGAGATACTGAAATGTTAGTTAAATCATTATCGGCGTTTGGATTGATAACAATTTCAGGTAATTTCTTAAAACGACTTATGGATTTAATCGTTGATAGGATTACTAAATAAAATCAATTTTTAATTCTAAATCAGACGTTCCTCTGAATATTCTGTGATAAGTCCCTTCAGGGATTAATAATACTTGTCCTTCAGTTAACTCTATTGGTAATTGATTATCCATTTGGAATTTCCATCCTTTACCCTGTACTACTTCAATCAATCTATCTTCTCTATCACGATGCCATTGTAGTTCACCACTATCAACATCTGATTTAAAAACTCTAATCTTTGAAGTTTCTGTTAGTTTTCTATCTTTATACGGTTTCATATTACCAAAATCCTGGATAAGTTTTACCACCCCACAAATAACCAAAACGGTTTAAACGACATGCCCAATAACCAGCACTCAATCTATCTTTCTTTTTAGAACACTGATGTCTTGCGGCAAATGATTTACGAGCTTTAGGATTTGACACCTTAGCAGTTAAACCACCTTTAACATCGCCAAATGAAATTTTCTTAACTCTACCTGTTGATGGGTTTTTAACATAGACAACATATTTCTTACCACCACCACTATTTCTTCTTGGTTTACCAAGTTCAACTTTCTTTCCGTTATACTCAGCTTCAGAAATAAATGATTCTTCCATCGGAGTATCCAAGTAAACAACTCTACCACTTGATAATCTAACTTGTGTTCCAAAATCAGATTCAACAAGTTCAACATCATCCTCATTTAATTCAACCATTCCTTCATAATATAACTCACGAGCTTCGTTAATAACATTAAAGAATTCCTCAGAACCAAATCTAAAGATATTATCATTCAATGGAATTTCATTTGTTATATGATAATTAAGGTGTTCCGAAATAAGTGGTTTTTCTACTGATTCTGTAAGAACTTTTTTGATTAGTTTTTTGATATTCATTTTTTAGTTCGTAATGAGAAATACAACCCAAAGAATAATGCTGAAATACAATAGAAAATTCCTGTGGTAATCCAATAAGAACTTGTGTAGTCTAAAATTACTTTGAACATTATGTCGAATCCTAGTGGATTGAAAAACATTGCGAGCATAAGGCAATAAGTGGCAACATTTTCCTTTAGAATTCGTTTCATTTTCGTCATTATCCATTAACGTGGGTTTAAAGTTTATGAACAAAGTTCATTTTATTTATAAATATTAATTTTTTTAAAAAACTTATATACTTATTGCTAAATAAATGAAATAATGGCAGCTAAATCAACAGGTTCAACGAAGTTATCATTCGGAGTTAAAAAATCAGGTAAATCATCAAAGAAATTTACATCCAATAAAAGGAGTAAGAATTACAAAAAACCTTACAAAGGACAAGGGAGATAAAATGAAAGAATACATTAAAAAACAAATTGGGAACATTAAACAGTTTTCATTCGCCGAGATGACTTCCAATAGTTCAGGAAAAACATCAGGAAGTGGAACTGCGGGTCTTTATATTGTTTTTATCGGAGGTTTGACATTCCTTATGGGTTGTATTGATAAAATGTTTTTAAACAAGGATATTGACGTTATAACACAATCAATAATTCTTGTTGGAATCGGAGCAACTCTTTTAGGATATAGAAAATCAAAAGATAATTCTGAAGAACCTAAGGTAGAAGAAGTAACAGAAACTACTGAAGAAAGTGAAACTATAAACTAGTTCCACCAACTTTCAATATTTTCACTCAAGATTTTGAAAAGTAATTTCCTTGCTCTTTCGTGATTGTATCTTCCAATATTCAAGGCAATTCTTGATTTAACTTCGTATGAAGTTAAGTCCTCGTTGTCGATTTTAAAAATATGATATTTTTTATCAGTAACAATTTTCTTGTAAACCAATGGATATTTTTTGAAAAAATCATTTAAGTTT